CCATCACTCTTCAAGCTACTTCGAGCAGTACAAAACAAGACAGCTGAAGGCGGCAAACCACCACGAGTCTACATCAACCCAGATACTCTAGAGGCATCGCCCCACCTCGATGCCAAGTGGCTACAGACGAGAGGGTTGTTCTGCGAAGACGGACTTGTCAAAAGGCGCTACGCCAGGTACAGTGCCATCAACTCCTTGAACATGGGAGCATTCTTCGAGGCCAAGTATGGCATCCTTGTCGACACGATCATCGACGCTCTCGAGAAAGGAGAACCCACGTACATGATACCTGAAGAGCTAGAAGATGAAATCGTCACTGACGGCAAGCGCCTGCCCAACCCAAAGCTCACGAGGTACCACGATACCCTTCAGGCGAACGAGTTGATAAGAGGCCCTCAAAGCCCTGCGGGCGAGGAGAGAAACAGCGACGAGGAAGAATACGAAAGACTCCTCCTCGAGGGCCGATATATTTTCGACACCCGCCGCAAGGCAATGAACTTCCAACAAGTTTTCGACGCAGTGGTTTAGGCCACTAACGTCAGCACCATTAAGGATATCGTGAGCACCACTGACATTATCATCGAGGTCCAAGTAGAGAAATCGAGGGACAAGGATGGCACGGTCTCAGAGCTGAACGCCTCACACGCAGTTCCGCTGCTCGTATTTGCAAGTGATGACGAGTACAAACTCCTCAAGACGAAGCTGGGCGAACTAGCCAAGAGAGGAATCCTCCTTGCAATCTCGAAAGAGTTCTTCGAGAACCTGAGAGGCCAGGACATAGCCAGAACGAAGGCCTACGTTGATGAGATGACGCGCCACAATGACAAGCTCGGGTACGACTGGTACAAGCCCGATTCCAACCTCGTCGTCTCAGTCAGCGAACACTTCAATGAGAGCGCCTACAAGAATTTCGTCACTGCTGGCGCGAAATTCGTGGAGTCAGCTTACCCCGGCCACGCCAGGGTCCTGGAGCAAATGGGTTCCAAATTTGCTATACCCAGAAAAGATCTCCTGAAGCCTGACTAGAAGACACCCTTCACGACCGCAGGAACTTTCGACAGACGCATCAAGAAGAAGGACCGTCAGAGTCTCTTCTCGAACACTCCTGTCTTTGCAACTGAGAAGCAGCATGCCCCGTACCCCTCCCGCAAGTTGCAAAACGAGCTAGCAAACCTCTCCTCCGAGTTGGATCAGGCGAAAGAGGAACTGGAGATGATGCGTGAGTCCCAAGCAATTCGTGCCGCTGAGAACATCCTCATCCCCAAGGGCGATCTGAAATTCTTCTCATCGGAGGTGAATAGGATCACGAGGAGACTCATCTCTGAACTAGAGGACCACAACCCACTGTACCCCGCAACAGTTGTCAACCCCTGGCTCAACACTTCCGTCAGAGTCCCATAGGTCAACCCTGAACCGACTAGCGCGGCTAGACTTTGGGACGAGTACAACTTTGCGCTTGCTGCTGGTGACACACTCCTCGCTTGGGGCAATCATGGCATGCCCGAACTCCCGATGGTGATCTTGTAGGGTCAGAGCAACGACCCCATTCTCACCCATCTCATGAACACTGACTTGGAGAGAGGCGACAACCCTGCGTTCGGAGAGTACCATAGAACAGCTATTGCATTCACCGGTGTGCAGATCAAAGCTGTCATGAGAACACTCGTGTCCTAGAACTTGGCTGGCATCTCATCGCAGGCAAGAGTGGTCGCAGCAGGCACCCGTGTCATTAAGGTCTCAAAAGCTGACACAGAAGCCGGCTCCATCGTGGCAGTGAACGGTCCCAAGGGTGTGAATCACCTCAGCTCTTCCTGGGGCGACGTTAGTGAGAAGCAGGACAAGCTTCGTAAGAAAATCTACGTCCCTGAAGTGCAGGCCGGCCCCGTTCTCGGCGCGGTGTACAGACCTCAAGACGTCTTTGACGTTTCCGACTTCTACAACTCCAACGCTGCCGTCTACTACAACCATGACACCGGAACAACAGGAGAACGCCTTTACGCTTCACCGGTGTACTTCTCAGCCGACGGCACAGCTTGG